CTGCAGCTGACGTGGGTATGGCAAGCCAGAACCCATCCTTTGACCGGATCAACGGCCCTGTGTCATGCGCCCCGATGATTTGAGGTGCCTTCGACCAGACGAGTGCTGCTGCTTCAAGGCTTTCGCCTGCTGCAGGGTAGGTCTTGGACCGGATCGTATTGCTCAGCCGCTGCCCAAGGCGGGCGCGCGTAATTTGAGCCCGCCAGTCTGATTTCAGGCCGTTGCCTGCCGCACGCATGGCGGTGGTCACAGCCTTTTCGCCGGCGAGGATTTCGGCGCGCATCGCGGTGACGATATCGCCGGTAACAGAAAGGTCGAGCTTCATGCAGGCGTTGCCTCTATCGTCCAAACCAAGCGATCCCGATCACGCAAGGGCTCCCCTTGGATCAGGAATGTTTCTTCTCCCAACAGGATCTGCTCGTCAGGGCGGGGTGCGGGCAATTCCGATACGCGCACGTCGAACCGGAACGTATCTGAGACAAGGCGCGCCGCCCCGAACGCAGTCACATCATCATTGCGGCGCAAGATAATTCGGATGCGTGTGAACTGCCCTTCGCTATCACGGTACCAGGCCTCATGTGCAAGGTTCAGATCAGCGAATAGCAGATCAAGGGCTGCAAGGAATGCCGTCATCTGCGTTCAGCCTCAGTTGCCCGAGTGCAGGCGGATAGCCATGCGGGGCCGCTTGTTCACGGGCAGGATCGAACTTTCTGTCATCAGATCGATCCAGCGGCCCTTTGCATCGATCATCTGGCGAGCGTAAAGCGGCAGGCCGATGGTATTGGCAGTTTCCAGCAAGTTAGCCGGGCCGCCATAGGTGGTGAAGGTGTCGAAGGTGCCAAGCGGAAACGCGATCCCTTCGCCTGCCGGGATCAACCGCTCGGATGTCCCGTTCGAGAGTGTGACGGAGCCGTTGTATTCCTCGAACAGCATGCCCGCGAAGGGAAAGGCCCGGCGCATATCCTCACGCAGGGGCTGGCCACCCGTGGCGGAGAAGAACTTATAGGCCTCTTCGGTCTTGGGGTGGCTGATCAGCTTGTCGAAGTATTCCGAACTGACCAGCGCATGGGCTGTGGTCATGGTCTCGCCCAGCAGATTGTCTTCCATGGCGCGCAGAACACTGCGGACCTTGCCCTGGATATTGGTGCCCGCTGTGCCAAAGGTGAAGTCGATGGAGATCTGCTCCAGCCCGAACTCAGTGAAGTAATTGTAAAGCGTGGTGCCGGCACCATCCTTTACGATACCGCGCAGCGCATTCATCTCCATGTATTCGCGGGTCTGGGCGTGCTTGCGGCGCATCAGCGTCAGCTTGCGGTTCATCACCTCAACCAGCGGATCGGCGGCCTCCGACAGCCCCAGTGCTGGCATACCCTGAATGTCGGCGGGCAGGATCACATCGTCATGGGGGATCCAGGGCAGGGCAAAGCTGCGCATGGAGCGCTGTTCACGGTTTCCAACAGTGGCAGGCGCGCCGAGTGGCACCGAGGGCAGCAGGCTCAACACGCCTTCGCGCTGCTCGATCACAATTGAGCGCTGTGTGACACCTTCAAAGCGGAACAGGCCGATCTGACCCAGGCGGGTGTAGAGGTTGGGCAGGATATTGATCGCTTGCGTCATCTCTGCGAGCGAATAGCCGCCCGCGTCAAAGGGATTACGGGTGATGGTCATGGGGAACTCCGGGGGAAAGAGGGGTGGGAAGGTGAGGCGATCGCTGAAGGGGGCGCCTAGATAGATCAGGCGGTATCGCGCGCAATGATACCCAGTGCGGTCAACTGGGCGTGTTTGGCAGTCGTCTTGGCGGCATCATCGACGGTGGCATCAAAGACGAGGGCCGCCTTGGAGACGATGGCGGGGCCGCGGGTGATCGCAATGCCAGTGGCGTCGGCGCCTGCTGCATCAATTGCATAAAGTAAAACGGCGGCCGCGGTCTGCGCACCATCCGTGCCACCCGAAGTGGCAAGCTTGTATTTACCGCTGGCCGTGATGCGGCCAAGAACAGCACCTACAGGATAGGCCGCACCGGCGAGCAGCGTCACACTCTCGCGGGTAAAGTTGGGATTGAGCTCGTATTTGAGAACATCGCCCATGCTGGGCGGCTGTGTCAGGACGGTCATGTCAGAGATCCTTGTGATCAGGGGACAAAAAGAAATCCCCCGCCGGAGAGGAGCGGCAGGGGATCAGGTGGCAGGGCGTCAAGAGCGCGTGTGGAGATCAGCCTTTGGTCCCTGCTGAGGCGGCGCGTTTTGCGGCCGCTACGATCGGGCTCTCTGCAGATTTAGGCAGCACGGTCGAAGGCGGGGCTGCCACGATATCGCGGGCGTCGGCTGCCGCAGCTGCGCGCTGCAACACGAGTGAGCGCAAGACCTCTGGCGTGGTTCCCTCGCGGAGCGCTTTAGCGGCATCAATAGCGATCCCCAGCCGTCCGGCCTGCGCGGCTATTTCGGCAACCTCCGCGGCTGCCTCGCGCAGCTGCGCCGAGATTTCGGCCAGATTGCCAGGCTGTGCTGCCGCCGGGGCCGGTGCCACTGAGGCGGAGGGGGCGGGTGGCGTTGGTGCGATTGCCGGCGCGGAAATTGCAGCAGGCGCGCTGGCGGCTGCGGGGGCCGCATCATCGGCTGGTGCAGCAACTCCAGTATCGCCTCGATCATCCATCTGCAGATCATCGGCATCCTTGGGTAGCGTCGTTTCGGTGTCAGGCTCTTGGGCCATGGCTAAATCCTTTCGGGGGCTGGTTTGGGTAATGGTCTGGCGCGCTGATGCGTTAATTGAGCGTGCAGTCTTGGATAGTGAACGGTCGGATACGACCTGCCGGAACCCGGTCAACCCGCCTGCCAAATCAGTTACCTCATCAGCCAAACCTGCGGCGACGGCGTCAGCCCCGCGGTAGGTGGCCGCTTCGGTGGCAAGAGCCGCCTCTTGGCTCAGCCGTCCGGCGCGCCCGGCAGCGACTGTCTCAGCAAAGAGAAACCGCAGCACATCGATTTCGCCCTGGATGTCGGCACGAACCCCGTCAGGCAAAGGCGCGTAAGGATTGCCATCGACCTTGTGCGCACCGGAGTGGATCAGCGTGACACGCATGCCGTCTTGATCAAGCTGGCCACTCATATCGGCATGCATCACAACAACACCGATGCTGCCGACGGCGCCTGTGCGGGGCAACAAGATCCGGTCCGCCTGACTGGCCAGCGCATAGCCGGCCGAGAAGGCGTGTTCGGCCACAAAGGCCCAGACCGGTTTGGTCGCGCGGATAGCCCGAATGCGATCTGCCAGATCAAAAACACCAGCGACTTCGCCGCCAAAACTGTCAATTTCCAATGCGACGCCGCGCACCGCCGGATCATTGCCCGCCGTGTCGATCTGGGCTGCGATTCCCTCGTAGCTGGTCTGGCCAGAGGACTGGCCAATCCAACCCCCACGATGAATGAGCACGCCAGAGATCTCGATCACCGCAATCCCGTCCACGACAGGGTAGGGCGCGTCGCCATGCCGACTAAGGTTCTCGCCGAGCCCACCTGTCAGAATGCTGGCGCGCGCCGGAAGGGCGGCGGTGCCGGGTGCATCAACGCCGATGTCGAGATCCGCCAGCTCGACACGCCGCCCGAGGATGCGTGGCCCGAGCCCGGACAAAAACGCCATCGCCTTGGAGGGTTCAACCAGCAGCGGCGTGTTGAACGCACGTGCGGCTATGCGAGCGTGGAGCATGACATTTGTGCCTTGGCTTGGTTTTGCACTTCAGATCTCCGTATGGTAAGGAGGTTTGGTAATTTGTAAGGAATCGGCGGATGAAAGAATCAACAGTTACGGTCAAAGGTCAGACAACCCTGCCCAAGGACGTTCGGTCGGCTCTTGGCCTCGCAAGCGGTGATCGGGTGCGCTACGTCATCCTTGAGGGAGAGGTGCGGATACTGAAGGCCCGGCCTGTAAAGGAGCTGCAAGGCCTGCTTGCGCGGCCTGAAGGAGAGGCGGTTTCGCTTGATGCGATGGAAGAGGCAATTGCCGCAGGCGCCACGGAAAGCGCAGGCGGTACAACGTGATCGGCCTCGATACCAATGTTCTGGTGCGATTTCTGGTGCAGGACGATCCTGTGCAGTCGCGTATTGCAGCTGACGCTTTTGACCAGCTCACCCAAGCCGATCCGGGGTTCGTCAGCCGCGAGGTTCTGATTGAGCTCGTCTGGGTGCTTGAGCGGGCTTATGACTACAAGCGCTCGGAAATTGCCGCAGCACTCGATGGGCTGCTGTCCGCCGCGGAATTGGAGATCGAGGCTGCCGATGATGTCGGCCCCGCGTTGGAGTTCTATCGCGCGAATGGCTTCGGCTTTGCGGATTTGATGATTGTGGCGGCGTCCCGACGTTCCGGTGCTGCAGAGCTGCTGACGTTTGATCGAAAAGCTGCACAACTGCCCGGGGTGCGACTGCTGACGGCCTGAAGTCTAGTTATTCTCCTTATCGTCAGGGATGTCATTCATGTCATCATCGTCGGCATCGCTGGCCCCGTCCGTGCGCGCCGACGCATCTGCCGCGTTATCCACTGTGGCCTGCACGCCCTGCGCGGGCGACCCCGGACGACGGAAGTCGAGACCCAGAGCACGCTCGCGCGCCCTTTCGGCCGCAATCTCGCGATCAACCTGCTCGGCGTCATAGCCGCGCTCGGCAATGGCCTGGCTGCGTGATTTCAGGCCCGCTTCGATCTGGGCGATCTCGGCATTGGCGTCTTTGAGCGGATCGACCCAGTCCCATTTGGTGGGCAGCCAGTCGGCGGCCAGCAGCCGCGACCGGTCGGCCTCGAAGCCGGGCAGGTTCAGTGCGCCCGACAGCACCGCTGCATCCATCCAGCGCGCATAGACGGGCCGGCACAGCTGGTAGGCCATGACAGAATGTTGCCAGGCCGAGACACGGCGGCGGAACTCGATCAGGGCAAGCCGCGAGTTCGAGAAGTTGCCCTTCACCATGTCATTGGCGAGATACGGATAGGGAATGCCCAACGCGGCCGAGATCTGCAGCAATGTGCGATACTGGAACGGCTCGTATGTCGCGCCGCTGTCGGCAGGTTGGCCGACCGTGACGTCCTCGCCTGGATCAAGCCGCACAACCTGACCAGGGCTGATCTCAACCCCGCCAGGACCTTCATCCTCCTCTGCTGGTGCCAGCGGGTTTTCGGGGGCGGGCGAGGTTACGAACATCGCGTACATTGCCGCGACCTTTTTGCGATCGAGTTCGGCGTCGTCGTATTGGTCGAGCAGAAACAGCTTCACGATGGCGGGGGCGAGTTTTGACACGCCGCGCAGCTGGCCACCCTCGACCGGGTCAATCACATGGATCACTTCCGATGCGGGCATGCGTACCAGTTCGCCAGACAGCCCGGGATCGGTGCTGTCGCCGGGGTGTCGGCGCAGGAAATGATAGGCCACGCGCCGTCCAATCCGGTCAAACTCGATGCCCTGGCGGATCGCATTGCCGTTGACCGCAACGCCCGTCTGCTCAAGTGGCAACATCTCGGCTGGCAGCATCTGCAATTGCAGGGGCACGGTCAGCCCGTCACCCGGGCGCCGCATCCGGATCCGGAAGAAGACTTCGCCTGCGATAAACACCTCGCGCGCGGCCCGTCGCTGCAGCCCGTAGAAATCCGTCAGCCCCTCGGCATCTGCCTCGTCGGTCCAGGCCAGCCAAAGCCGCTGCAGCTCTTCCTTGCGCACAGCGTCGCCAATCTTCGAGATTGGCTTGATGCCGTCGCCCACAGTATTGGCAGCCCAGCTCTCCACGGCGTTCACCGCATAGCCATTGTTGCGCACCAGCCAGCGGGCACGGGCCGTAATATCCGGACCTGACGCTGCAATCAGCGCATTCACATGGGCGCGTGTTGCGCGGAACCCGCGCAGGCGCCGGTGATGCTGGCCCGCATCAAAGCCGCCGACAAATGCCCCGAGCCGCTGCCGCCAGTTCATCATAGATCCTTCACAGTATAGGGTCGCAAGATGCGCCCTGCGCCGCGCTTGGCTTTCGCGATCCGGCGCTCGATATCACTGATCGCAGCCGCCAGTTCGGCATCGGTGCCATAGGTCACGGTCTTACCGTCATAGCTGACAGACCGCGTGCCGCTATAACGCGCGACCAGCAGCGCACTGTGGCGGGATTTGAGGTCATCGAGGGTCATCGGGTTTTGCTCATTCCATGTATTTGGGCGTGCTGATCTTCCAGCCGCGCCGCCGCGGCGCGGTGATGCGCCCGGCTTGCGGCTCAGCCGGTTTGTCAGTCTCGGGCTTTGGCACGGTCGCAACCGTCTCGACCCCCGCCTGTTTCTCCAACTGTCGCCACATCCGCTCGTCAAAGCGGTCGGCGCCAAGGATCCAGGCGGCTGCGCGGGCATAGACCCGCGTGTCGAGGGCCTCGTTGCGTTCGCGTAGCTTTTGCCATTCCTGGTGGGCGTAGCCGCGCTTGTTGCGGATCGTGACCAGTTGCTCGGCGACCAGCTGCTTGAGCCATTCGCTGTCTGCCCAGTCCGGCAGGTGGATCATGCCAGCTGGATCGGCGACGCCCAGTGCACGATCTTCGTCACTGGGCCGTTCGATCCGCAGATAGCGATAGGTCTCTGCCTTGAAGGTGGCGGTGGCCACGGTCCAGAGCCGCGCGCCGCGTTTGAGCTTGCGACCATTTACGGTGGCATCGACAAAGGTCGGCCCCGACACCGGCGTTGCCCGGTTGAACCCTTCCAAGCCCTTCACGGGTGCTACTTGTGCGATGCCTTGCTTGCGCGCCCATCCGTAAACTGCAGCGGTTTCATAGCCGGTATCGATGGCCAGTTTGGCCAGCGGCATCACCGCGCCATGCTCATGCACCCAAGTTTGCCCCAAGAGCGATGTCAGCTTGTCCCAGCACGCCGGATCGTCCGGGCCGCCCGGAATGACGATGTGATCGACGAGCCAGCTTTGCAGCCCGCGACCCCAAGCCCAGACATCGACCTCGATGCGATCTTTCTGCACGTCTGCACCGGCGGTCAGGAACAGCCCGCCTGCGGGGATCTGTGCGGGGAAGGCAATCCGCCGGTCGGCCAAACGCTGCCATTCCGGGGCTTCGCCGCTTTCAACCCATGTCTCACCCAGCAACGTGTTGCGCGCGGCGCGCAGCATCTCGTCGGAGCCTTGAGCTGCCAGCCAGTCCCGTGCGATCTGTTCCCAGCTTTTCCAGCCGATCGGCGAATAGAGGGCAGAGAGGTGGAACCCGATAGCATGT